ATCTAAAGGAGAAAAGATTACAGATTATAAGGAATATGTCAAACATCTTAATAGATATTATAAAAAACCTTTTACTTATATTGAAGTTACAGAAGAAGAATATAAAACTTGGTATAAATATTGGTTAGAATATTATTTTGATGATATGTCTATTTTTTATGACATTAGGACTCAATATCCATCTAATGAAAATAGTTTTTATTATTCAGGAAAAAGACCTAAATGGTTTCCACATAAAAGAACTCCATCATGGGAATATACTGAAGCTAAAAAATTATTATCTAGGATGAAAAATGTTTTTGGTAAATCTGACTTTTGTGAAGATCATAGAGCAGGTGCAAAAATGAAATTTGTATCTACCATGGTTAAAGAAATGGGTGCAGAAAATGCACTTACAGTTGCTAAAAGTCTTAATGCCAAAAAATTAAATTAAACTACAAATAGGTGGGGATTCGTCCCCACTTATAAATTTAAACAAGGGAGTAAATATGTTAATTTTTGGAAAAAGTAAAAATGATTGGAAAGCATTAGAACTCTATTATCGTAGAGAGTGGATATGCTTTTTAATAGGTTTTATCTTGGGGAGTTTACTATGGTAGATTCTTGGAAAGATAAAAGAATAAGTGCTATGAATAGATTAATTAAAAGAAAAGGTCGTAGCACTTTAGACTATTTAGATGAGTATGATTCTGTTTGCTTATCTAAATGTAAAAATAAAACAGAATATAAACTAGAGAGGAAAGGACAACATGAAAAAGTGGATACTTTTAATGTTATTCGCAACAAGCTGTGCGTATAAGCCTGTTGTTGATACTGCTGGGAAAAGTGGCACTTTCACTGAAGATAAAGCTAGAGAAATAACTAATGATTTGCAACATTGTAAAATGATTGCAGACCACAATAGTACATTCTGGGGTGGCATAATCTTTTGGATAGAAAGTCCAACTGCTGATACTCAGCACGAATCCATTTATAGAAAATGTTTAGTTAATCGTGGACACTCGGTTCTAAACTAGAAAGGATATATGATGGATAAAGAAACAAAATCCAATTTTATGTTAAAAGGTATGTTGGCTTCTTTTAAAGAAAAAGAAGATGGACGACTTTTTAATCGTATTGTTGGTATTAAGTTTAAGAATCTTAGACTTAATAAAAATATGACTGCGGAAGCGGTTGTTCAAGACAACAAAAAATACTTTCATTCAATTTATGATTTATATAAATTTGAAAAAGGTATTAAAACTGATGTTGCTAAAATGTTTGCATTATCAAAATACTATAATTATGATATAAACTTTTTTTGGCAACGATTTAGCTAGGAGGAAAAAATGTGGAAAAACTACACATTAAAAAATGGCATAATACTAAAATATAATGACGACAAGCACATGTATTATGTTAATGATAAAAAGGTAGATTCGGTCACAGGAATATGTGGACGAGGAATACCAAAACCACAGTTGATAAATTGGTTAGTCGCTACACCTTTAAATGAGGTTAAAAGATTAATTAATGAAAAGTTAGATGCTGGGGAACAATTAGATAGAGCAATACTAGAAAGAATATTTGCTACTGCTAAAAAGAAACCTGATACTTTTAAAGATGAGGGTGCTTTAGTTGGTAGTGTTGTTCATGGTTTAGTAGAGGACTATCTAAAAGGTAAAGACATTCCAATTCAATCTGATAAAGCAGTAGTAAATTGCTGGAATCTTTTTTTAGATTGGTGGAAAAAACAAGAGTATGAAGTAGTTGAGTTAGAGAAAAAATTATATTGTAAAAAATATAATTATGCTGGTACTCTTGATCTTGTTGTAAAAGACAAGAAAGGAAATCTTGTTTTGATTGATATTAAAACAAGTAACCATATAACATACGACTATTTTTTGCAGTTGAATGCTTATAGGTTTGCGTATGAGGAAGAAACTAAATCAAAAATTTCTAAAGCCTTTATAGTAAGACTACCTAAAAAGGAATCTGAAATTGAGATTAAAGAAATTCCTCTTAACAATAAACTGTTCAATGCTTTTGTTGGAGCAAAATGGATAACAACAACAATGGAAAGTATTGAATACTAACAAAGGAGAATCTGATGTCAGGATATAAGACACAGTACAACAACAACTATCAGAAAAAAAGTTATAATAATAATGGCTCTGATAGTAATGGCGGAACTGCTAAAATAACATCTACAAAAAAAAGTGGGTGTATTTTAGAAGTAAATCTAAATAACCAAAATCTAGTTTTAAAAGGATTTTGGGATAATAGAGTTAATGGTTGGAAATTGTTTCCTTATTATGATAAGTCGAAATCAAAACCAGCTTTTAATCAACCAAAGCAATCGTATCAGCAAGGAAATGATATGGACGACCAATTACCTCAATCTGAAAAGGAATGGGGAAAGTCGGACTTCAATCCTGAAGAATACGAGCAACAGTTAAGTCAGAACGATTATAAGTAATGGCAGAAAAAGATTCATTACCTAATTACATCAAGTTAAGACCAACTGAGTTTGACCCTAATAAGATTCTTATCTACCTTGATACTTTAGACAAAAGAAGTATTGATGCAGAAACAGAATATGACGAGGCAAAAGATCAAGTTCAAGAAGTCTTTGATTTTGTTGTAAATGAAAAACAGATAAATGAATCTGTATCTGTTGCACAAGCTAAAGTGAAAGCAACTAATGATGAGAGATATAAGGAAGTTAAAAAAGAACTTTCTCGTAGAAAAAAGCTACATCTTTATAAAAAGATTGAAGCTAAAAATGCTCATAGTTATTGCGATAGCTTAAAACAAAAATCTATTAACCAATTAGCCATAGATAAGCTGACTAATTGGAAACCAAACTAATAGTAGTGTGGGGGAGAAATCCCCCATATTTAATGCCTTGTAATTTCTAAATGAGACATATCTGTCTTTTCATTTATTTCTTCAAAAGTGTATTTATGATTAATCACTAACACATCTCCATATTTTTTTAATTCTTCTAATGTTCTTGTGACTTTAGGAAATGTAGGTTTAGTATCTATAAATCTTAAACATATATAATGCCCATAAGGATTATACATTGATTCTAATTGTATTTCTAAATTTGTAATTACTGCGTCTATGTCCATAGAACACTATTACAGGATATTAAATTAAAAGTGTATTACTTTTTTCCATTCCTAAATATTTGAGTTCCCTTAATGCCAAAAATACTTGCACAAACAAGAATCCATAAATTTGTAAACCAGCTCGGTAGTGCTTGAAAATGTTCAAAGAATAGATTTATTTTTGCCATAGCTTCAGGGTCATCAGACCAAACACCATAAGCGAGTACCAAAATTGGAAGTGTGAGAATACAAAGTACAACTTCATCTTTGTAATCATTTTGTCTAGCTTCTAAAAGTTTTCCTTGATATGCTTCTTCTCCTTTAGCCATTTTTTCTGCGTGTAAATATTGTGCGTCTGCCATACGCATTTTAGTTTCTGCTCTTTTTTTATAAATATGACTTCCAGCACTTATCGCCATTTTAATTGCACTAAACCACATCTTATTTCTCCTTAATCTTTTCTATAAGCATATCAATTACATGCTTTGCTTTTTCTAAATCTTTTACTTGGTCTTTTGTTGTTTTATGTTTTAAATTATATCTTGATATATATTTAATCACTTTTGTTTGACAAGCATTGAAATTATTATCCATACAATAGTCTAAAGGTTGTAATTTTAGCTTCTTATACCAATCCCCACCCACTTGCTCGGAAAAGGCAGAATCTTCGTTCTGCGTGGCTCTATGGCTCTTTAAAAGGGCATTTTTTAGCTTATTAGTCTTTATTGTGGTTTTAGAACTCATACTATTTGATTTATCCAATTTCCATCTTTGATTACCATAGGGAGTAATCTTGGTACACCATTTATAATTATTCCGCAACCTAAAATAAATCTAGTTTTAAAGTTCTTGGCATAGTTGAAAGCCATACTTTTTTGATTAATTAAACAACCTACATTCATAGCAAAAAATAAATTATCAGGATTTGCCCAATAGCTTATTAAGAACTTTGTATGATAGTGTCCTTGTACTGCTGACATACCCATTGTTTGAGATACCTTTAAGACATCAGCACTTCTTCCATGTGTAAAAAAACATCTTTGTTTATTAGACATTGTTAAAGTTAAATCATCAACCCATTTCCATTTTCTAGTTCCTAAAAATTCTCCATAAGGTTTTAAAAATTGTTTAGACATTCCATATTTTAATGCTCGTCTATATACTAGACTACTATGGTTAGAATCTACTTCTGTAACATTTGGAAATATATCTTCAAGTTGTTTAATGTATTCTTTGGAACGATCTAATTCATGTCCAGCAGAATATAAATCAGGGTCGTGGGTGTGCATATTGATTGCGTGAAAATCTAACAAGTCGCCAATATTAACAACAAAGTCAGGTTTAAATTCTTTTTTTATTTCTTTTAAAAATTGTATTGCGTCCTTGTGTTGATAAGGTAAGTGCATATCACTTATCACAAGTATTCTCTTATAAGACATAAGAATTAATACAACTTATTGATTAATATTGCAATAGTTGTACTACTTCTTGGATCGTTTCTTCTTATAAGTGTAAGACTTTCCTTTTCCAGATCGTCCTGATTTCTTTTTCAGTTTTGTATATTTGCTTTTTGGCATAATTAAATTTTTAAATAAATTGTTCAAAAATTCCAGTCCTTTCAAAAACATATTATTCTACAACTTCTCCTTTCTTCCATTTCATTTCAGGCAGTCCATTGGAATAAGACTTCCCATCAAAAGTTAAAACTTGTTTTCTGTTTGCACTTTTTTCATTGTAACTCACATGTACCCACCCAGCTTGTCCATCATCTGGTTTATAAAATTCCAAAATAAGTTGGTCAAAATCGCAATTAGCTTCAACCCAGTAAGCAACTTGAATATTTGCTACTCCAGCTATTTCAAAATCAACAGCTTGTCCTTTAGTATGTTGTGACGAGTCTGACGAACCTAATAAACGATTAACTTCTAAACATCTAAATCCACTATTAATGATTACAGGCTTATCAAACTTTGCTCTAACAGGCTCTAGTATTTCATAGCATAGGTTTTCCAAATTCTTAACATCTCCGCTATGAGGAGTATTGTTAATTCCATTTCTAGCCGCAATTTGTGACTTGGTAAATTCTTTTAATTTGAAATGTTTTGAAAGTTGCATTTAAAACTCCCTTAAAGTTTTTTTAATCAAGGTTTAGGATATTTTTCTTTAACAGGAGTAATCATATCTGTTTTCCATTTAGTTACTCCATTATGATAAATGTAATCTAGTTGGTCTACTATACTTGGATATTCATTTGCTCTATCTCTTTGATATTTATTAGCTTGTTTATCAGCTAATACTTTAGCTTCTTCTGCATCTCTTGCAACTTCTTCTTCTGCTGTATAATCAACTTTTATTCCATTAATTAAATGATGTCTTGTCATTATGATATTCCATATAGTTTGAGAGTTCCGCTAAATGTTCCTGAACTCATTTTAAATTTGAATGCGTCAACGTCTGCTGTACTTTTCCAAATGCCACCACCTTCGTGTGTTCTTACATCACCAGCCGCATACTGTGTACAGCCGTGCCACCAAGACACTTTATTTAAAGAACCTGATGGATTTGGAAACGTAAATTCAAAAGAACCAGTTTCACCAGCGGCATTACCGACATTATTAATGTACATAGCACTATCTGTTGCTTGTGATGTTGAGGCACTTCCAGTTGAATTAGTATAGTTCATCATTGTATCATAATTTGATGTTTCGTAAGATGAGCCTGTATCATCACTCCATTGGATCATAAAATTAACATCATCACCTGAACTATCTATATCTATTCCTACGAATTTATAGAGTTTATAAGTAGTTAAATCCACACCGCCAGTTCCGTGAACAAATGTAGCATCACTCGCACCACTAGCTGTTACTGTTTTAAGTAAGTTCCAAGCACCACCAGCCGCATCTTGAAAGTCTGCCGCTGTTGCTGATGTTGCTGTTATAACTTGACCAGATGTTGCTGTGTCTGATCTATTTAATGCTCTTAAATTTAATGTTGTTATTGCCATTTATTATTCCTTTGGATATTTATTTTTAATTGCTGTTCGTTTTGCCTGTAAATCTGTAAGTGTATCTCCACCATCTAATAATGCGTGAATACAATCTTCGTGATTTGGATATTCTTTTTGTCTATTTCTTTTCCATTGTTCATTATCATAAGTTGTTTGAAGTTCAGTTTGTTTTGCTAATATTTGTTCATTAGTAATTCCAGTTGGATTGTCATCGTGCCATTCAATTCTATTAATATCTTCCCCTCTGACAGTAACCTCTGCACGTCCACCATCTTGTTCTTTTCTAACTTCTAATATTGCTGTTATTATATCTATCATTATGCCGCCACTTCTATTAATGTTAACATTGATACGTTAGTTTGATGATAAACTTGGTCTGTATCGCCTGAACCTCTACGATTTCTATAAACTGTTATACTATTTTCAGTCATCCATTGAAGTTTATAAGTAATAGCATTTCCTAAAGAATAACTAGGGCTATCTAAAAATTGACAAGAACTTCCACCAAGACTTACATTGTTTCCACCAAATAAACTTCTTTGTCTATTTGAACCTCTAGCGTCTCCTCTCATGCCTGTAATATCTGCATAGCCACCAGAAGCAATATCTCGCAGAACTTTTACAACACCAAAGCCACCAGCGTTTATATCTACTGTTACACAAACTAAAATTTTTGAACTAGCCGCAGT